TCATATCTTTTATTTTAGCAGACGCTTTTGCTTTAGCATCTTTATGAAATTTATCCTTTTCAGGGCCAGGTTTCATGAAGGTCATACCTTCTTTTTCTGCTTTTTTCTTTTCCCAAGGAGGAACTGATAAAGTAACTTTATCTTTAGATTTTGCTCTAGCAGCCGGAGAAGCTAAAGCTTGTCTTTGCTTTTTAGTAAGATTACCTTGTGGGTGTGGATCTTTAGCTTCCATAAATGACTTTAGCGTTCTCATACCTTTGTCTCCCTATTTTTTTTAAGTACATCACGAAGTCGAGCTCTATCTAATCTATTATCATGTTTTCTATCTAAACGTTGTTGCTCACGATCATTTTGATTTTTTGCTACTTTTTGATTTACTGTTTCTTTAAATGATTTTAATTTTTCTAGAACCTCAATAGCATCTAACCATTTTCTATATTCTTTTCCGTTAGATTCAACAATAACATAATTTGGTCCTAAAGTTTTTATTTCTGCTATTTCATCAGATTCTTTTATAACTACTTTATCTCCAACTTTATATAAGTCTCCAGAAACATAAGCTTCTCGAGTAGGAGATACAGAATTTAATTGCACATGTCTTTTGAATTCTTTTTCTTCTTTTAGTCCCATACCAGAGCGAACAGTATTAAAAATATGTTTTGCATCAGCATTTGAAACGTGCTTTGGAAGTCCTTGAGAAAATGTAGTAAAATCATTTAAAGTTGCAGAATTTCTCATTTTAGAAGCTGACATACCTTCTGCACCTTCTGCATCAGGATCTCTTGCTCCTGCAGATATTACATTAATTTTCTCGAAATTATAGAGTCCGTGCTTTGCTTTTTTTCCATTATACTTATTAAGAAGAATATCAAATTCACGAACTCTATCAGATCCAACCACCATAGCAATATTTTTGAATCCTTCATTATGTAAAGCGACGGCAATATCGAATATATTTCTTATTTTATTTTTACTCATAATAGAACGAGCATGTTTAGGAAACATCTTTCTAGATATTTTAATCTTATTCATGAACTTTAAAGGATTTTTCTTTTTGTCCTCAGACTGTGATAGATATATTTTATATGGATTTTTTCCGGCCTTCATAGAAAGAGTCTTCAATAACTTTTCATGACCAATAGTAGGAGGATTCATACGACCAAACGTAAAATACGCAGTCTTCTCTTCTTCTACTAAAAAACTCTTAAAGGAATTTATCAACGCTTTTTCCTCGCAACTTCTTTCTTACGAACTTGAGGAAACATTTTTCTAGCAAGACGATCAACACGAGGTTTCATTTTATCGACTCGTCTTTCTATTTCTCTTTTACGAGCATTATTTAATTCGCTCTTAGGAACTCCTTTAGTTAATTTCTTAACTATTTCATTCCTTGCAGCTCTTCGTGCACGCCTAACTAATTTATCTTTAGGCGCCATTTTTCTCATGGCTCGTTTTCTACCCATAGCAATTACTGCTCGCTTTTTCTTCATATTACGAGATCGTTGTAATCTTTGCTGTATATTGAGAGCTTCGTCTGTTTTATTTACCCAGTTTTTTCCATCTGGGTTATGGCAATCATATTTACAATCATTCTCAGTAGGTTCACCGAATTTATCGCCACAATGTTTACAGACTTTTGTTTCTTCTTCTATGTCAGAGCGCTTACGCTTCTGTGCTTTGTATTTTAATTGATCATCTTCACCCGGTAAAGTGTCGACAGATACAAAATTTTTAAAACTAGTAGGCTTACCCATTTAATTTCTCCCTGGTTTATCCCATCCCTTTAATATATTTGGTGAAAAGTTGTTGTATGAAAACTCCATACGATCAACGATTTTCACTGCATCACCACCAAGTTTATCTATAGCGACATAACCTTCTTGGCCTGCCGTACGATATCCTTTCCTTGTTTTGACAAACGTCTGTGCGCTGTTTAACTTATTTAGTATATTTATAAGTTTTAATTTTACAAGAATAATAAGTTTTTGTAAATCGAATATTAATTTTAATGATTTTTTATTTTGTGGTGAAAAGAAATTTAAAAGTTCGTCGAGTTTTCGTTGTTGGCCAGCTTTTCCTTTTTCCGTTGTCCGCTTAGATATTTCGGCGTTATATCTTTTTTTGATCCAATTAATAAGATTAGATACATGCCTATTTGTGTCCATAACAACTTCACCTTTCCTAACAAATGTATTATTAAAGGTTTCAATGTGCTGAGCCAATTGAGTATTAGCTTCCAACTGGCGTAAGGCAGTACCACTAATTTGATTAAATATTTTACCGCTTTGGCTAAGATAACCATTAACTAACTCCGTATCTTTTTTTGTCATAGTAAATTTTGTCATATCTCTAAGCATAGCATCTTGTTGCCAAACTGTTTTACTTTGTTTTAATTGAGATACTTTTACTCCATAAGAAGCTTTCATAGTTTCAAATGAATCGCCAGTATATGTGGTATGCCAAACAACTCCTATCTTAGCTGAACGTACTTGTTTAGCCATTTCAGTATTTGCTGGAATAGCATATATAAGTGTGTTAGGATGAAACGTTATATATTGTTTACCTTTAATTTTAGATTTTTTCAAATCACCTGGACCAAATAAAAAGTCTCCTTGAATAACTCCTTTTATGCCTAAAGATGAAAAGTGTTTAAGAGATAATTTAAGCTTGGTAGCCAAATCACCAGAAGTATCAGCGTCAATATCTTTATCCGTTTTGTAGACTTTTGGGTTTTTATTGAAAATACCTTTTTTAGCCACAAAAAATCTACCATCACGAGGATCAGTACCACAAAATACAGCAGGAGCGCCGTCCCATTTAAGACTAAGTGACCCAGCATGATTTCCTCCTAAAGTATCTCTCAATGATCGTAAAGCTAATATTGCTTGACGAGTTCCATTAACTCCACCATAAATAACTTTATCCTCAATATGAGTCATATGAGTATTTTTTTGTTCAGATATAAATTCTGCAAAGTTCATTAGATTTTTACTCTCGGTTTAATGGTGCCTTGTGTTATTGTATGAATAGCTATATCGCTTTTAGCTATTTTCTTTACTGCTATAATTCTTCCACCTTCGCCAGTAAGTTTAGATCCAGATTTATTATTATTCATGAAAATAGTTTCATGAGATCCAAAATATTTAAAGGCTCTATTAACATAGGCTTTTTCTATAGCATTCCATTCTCTAGGAAATTTTCTTTTTATTGCAGCAATCTGAGTAGTATTAACTTCGCTTTCGCCTTTACCTTTAGTTTTAAATCCTAATTTCTCTTTCATATCTTTAGCTTTATTAACTAAATCTCCTAAAGGAACAGTTCCACCTAATTTGAAACCTATAACAGTTTTAGTTGCTTTAGAATAATTTGCTGCTTTAATCTCATATTTCTTACCACCTATAATAGCATCTACCCCAGCTGATCCACCTCCACCTAAATGTAAGGCATCAACTAGAAAGAACATAGTTGCTTCACCGGGTCCGACTCCTTTAAGATTATAAAAATGTAAATGATTTAATCCTTGTCTATTTTCAGATCTTAATTTTTCTATAAGATTATTAAAAGCATCAACGTTGAATTTTTTTAAAGTTTTATTAAGATCAAATTTAGGAAATAAATGAGTTTTAAATAACCATTGTATTTCATTTTTATATGTTAAAGCTTCAAAGTCTTTTGTAGCTAAATTGAATGATGTTACTCTTTGAGCTCTCTTTAAAAATTCAGAATTCATATCAGTAAGATTCACTGCTGCCATTTCAGTAATTACTCTATCATAATCATTAGAATGAGATTTAAATTTTTTCATCATTTATCCCTTTTTATTTAATATATTATTAATATACCATATTTTTAAATGAATGTAAACCGTTATTTTTTTATATTGCTATTTATAATACTTATGAAATGATAAATATTAGTTACCAATGTAAAAATTAGATTGGTTTATCCTTTTAAGAGGAGGTACAATAATGGAAATATTAAAAACCATTAGAGGGTGGGCTTCAGGTCTGGCAGAAGTTGGTGTCAGTATAGCAGCTCTCGCAATTATCGTCGAAGTTCTGGGGTTAGGCAATATGCCTTTCATGCCTCAAGGACTAAGTGTCGTCGATAATATCTCTGCAATGCTAGCAAGTCTAGGATCGCAAGGTATTATGGGATTAATCGCCATTTGGGTCCTATGGGCTATATGGCAGAAGAAATAATTCTGTATTAAGGAGAAGGGTGAGATTCCCTTCTTCTTTATCCACCAAATCTACTTAAATATCTAGCTATAGGACTTATGAATGGTAGCAATGCTAATGCCATCATTAAGTTAACTCCTGTATGCGCCATAGCTATTCTAAACGTATCACCTTTTGGCATACCATCAGACACTAAAAATCCAGCGAGCCATATAGTTCCAGTAGTTCCAATATTAGCACCTAATACACATGCAACTGCTGCAGGTAAAGGTACTGCGCCTGATGCTACTAAAGCAATAATTGCTGTTGTTGATAAAGATGAAGATTGCCAGAGTAATGTCATGACAATTCCTCCTAAGAACATCCAATATGGATTATGAATGAAAAACGATAAATGGTCTAAGTTACCCATTGATTTCATTCCACCAGAAAACATTTTAAGTCCAATATAAAATATTACTAACCCAACAAGAGCCGTAATAACAGGATTTCCTAGTTCCATACGTGTTACCTCTTTTGTTAATTTTTTAATTTTGTTTTTCATACTGTTATATATACAAACAATGTGTATAAATAAAAGTAATTTAAGGAAGGAAAAAATATATGAGTAAGATAATAGACCCAGAAGAATTTACGAAAGCGGTAGGACCTTTAAGGTCCTTTTTTTTAGAGAAAGGCTTTCTTGAAGTACATACACAAAACAGATTAAGTATACTTGCTGCATGTGAAGATCCTGAAACAGTAGCAACATATAACTATAATGGAGAAATATGGCCACTGCCTCAAAC